CGTTGAAACTCTAGACCAGGTTAATGTACCTATTGAATTTTGTATTAAATAAGTTTCTACTGGATCTGTTGTACTTGTTTGATTTACAATGGCTTTATATATCTTACTTGTAGTTGTACCGTTAGAAACAATTAAACTTCCATTTCTAGTATAAAACAATCCCGTATCTGTATCTAAATACATTTCACCCTGATATATATCGGTTGAAATCCAATCTCCGTTTCGATGATCGGCACTTACTGGGATAGTAGCAATTCCGCTACCTTGCTTTATTACCATTCTTTTCTTTTCGTCGCACATATTTACCCTTTTATTAATTCGTTGTTTGTTAATGTTTCATCTATTCCACCCCATATAACTCCTGAATCTTGACCAATACCATCAGGAGAAAGTATTCCATCGTCTCCGTTTGTTACCCATCCATCAACATCATTATGGTAACTTATCTCACCCTCTATATTGTTCGCTTCAATTATTCTAACTATTTCAATCTGTGTAGACGTTGTCAAATTATTATCAAAATCTCTAACTTCATTCAATCTAAACAAAACACCATTCCACATAATTGATTTACTGAAATCTAAGTTAGCAATATCATTTGAATTAAATTTAACATACAGTTCAACTAATTTAGAATCTTTACCCGTTATCTCTTTTATAAATCTTTCGTGATAACGTCGGTAAAGGTTGTCAGTTGTTACAACATTATTTTGATATGCTAATTGTATAGGCAGTCCCCAGTTTAAATCGAATGTCGGATTTTGATAATTATCAAAGTGATGCACACATGGATAAGTTGAATAATCTGTGTATAGAACTCCATCTGTATCTGTTAATCTCCACGCACCACTTTTTAAACCATTGTAAATATAGTTTCTAGGTTTGCCTTTAAATGGTTGTATTACGTTAGCATTTAACTTTACTATTCTAGGTCTTACAAATGGTGTTATATTACCTCTTACTACTGTTTGAGCGTATGGTAATTGGTAAACTCTGTCGCCCGTTTGAAATGTACTAGGAACTGTGTAAATGTGATCACCATATCCATAATTGAATGTAGACCTATATGCTTCATTGTCGAAATCTTTATCTTCTGCCCATAGAAATTTATATCGCTTACCTTCAATTGTGGATGCTGGCTTTATAATTATATCTTTACTGAAATCAACTATATCTGTTATGTCTATAAATTCAGTCGTATCTTGATAGTAATCTTTTAGCGGTTCTATTTTAACCACTCCATTAATATCGGCATCTGATAAATATAGATTGTACATTAAAAGTTCTGCTTCCAAAAATGAACTTGCTTTTAAGTCAGGAATAAATCTACTTAATTCGACTGTGTCGCCAGTGATTAAACTTGCTTGAATACATTGTAAGTTGAAAGAGAATGGTGTTGTATCGTTTTTTACATAAACAACCATAGAATTAGCACCCATTCTTACATCGAAAAATAAATTAAATCTAAAACTTATCTCATCCCCTGAATTGGCTTCTATTGAAATCTTATCGTTATAACTTAAATTTAAATCTGCTACATCTTGAAATTCCTGAACATCATTTTTAATTGAACTTCCATTTTTTAAAATATCAAAAGTGCATCTTATAATACCAGCGTTATCATACCCACCTATATTTGTCCATACAAAATCAACTAATATTGGAATGTTATAATCAAAAGAATAAGTACCTTGCTTTTGAATCTTAACTACAAAGTTTTTATTTTGGTTAAATCCATCCGTTATATTTGTGTTTGTTGCACCATCCCATGTTGCGGTTAAATTAACAAATTTTTGACCTACAAACTGAACCCCATTTGCAAAAGATCCACCTTTTAACGGTATAAATCCAGTGTTTAATGTAGTTGTAAAATTACACTGCCTATTATTAATCTCATTTACTGGATAGCCTATCTTATCTCCACCGCCAAAACCTAGTAAATGTTTTTTATAAAATGAACTATCTAAGAAATTAGAATCCCAAGTTAAACCTGAAACTGCTAAACACTTTTCAAATACTTCACGTTTATAAACCAATGGTGCTAGATCGTTTATTTTCATTGTTGAAGTAGAACTATATCCGTAGTCTACCATTCCATAATGATAGCCAAATCCTAAAGGTAATCCACCACTAAAATTAGAACTGTCTGATCCGTTAACTTTTACCGACGTCGCCCAACTATTTGCGACATTCGTTCTAGTTAATGCGTGGTTATATTCGCTCCAACCTAACTCTGAAACTTTTAAATCACCCAACTTCATAAATAGGTCGATGAAATTAGAAAACAATTTACATTGAAAAACATAATTACCACCTGATATAGTAACTTGTTCCAATTGAAATAAACCATTAAACAGTAACTCACCGTTATCGCTCCAATATTTAGCAGGAACTCTCAAAGTAGGATCAAAGTCAAAACCTATGTTTGTCGTTCCATTTACTGTTGAAAGTGAAAGTAAATAAGTAGAGCTAAAGAAATCTAAATTCTTTTTAGTTCCTGATATTGCTAAAGATTTTGAGTAATTTCTTTTTCGTTTGTTAGGTTCTTTAACATCAGCAATAGAAAAGTTTAAAGGGAACGGAACACCCTCTGTTAATTCTATTTCAACACCGTTTACTTGCAATCTTCCTATCATACAACTATTGATTTTCTAGTGTTTGGTAATTTTAAAGTAACTATCTCAGTATATTCTTCAATAAATCTATCTTGATTTTCTGTATATGCAGTGTTTTCAATCGTTACTCTATCATATGTAGTGTCTAACATATAAACAACTGGAGATAAATAACAAGTTGATACTAACCAATTCTGAGTTGATTGATTAATGTAGTTACTAATCAATTGAATACTATCATTTGCACTCTTAAAGTAACTTAAAACACCACTATTTGAAGCATCAAACGTGTAAACATTATTCACCCATTCGCCAAATTGCTTCTCGTATGTCTTAGAAGTAATCTCACTTGAATAGATTGCATTAAAACTAAAATCAAAAGTATCAAATCCACCGTATTTATTTATCCAATACAAAGGATATCCATTTTGACAACTTCTATTAATGTAAAATCTTTTAACTTCTGAAACTACTAAACCCGTCGCTACATCAGTAACGTAGTATTCTATATAAGAAGTAGTAGAAGTAAAGGCACTTGCTAGTATATTTGTGTTTAGATTAATCTGAGTTACTTTATTGTTAGCAGTTGTTGTAATTGTATCTAGCAACGTACCGCCTGAATTATACAACTTAGCATAAACATTAACATTGTAGTTAGTCATTATAGTTACTAAGTAATTATTACCCTCTCTTACAAGTGTGTCGTTCGGCATATCAGTAAAAAACTTTATACCGTTATAATCTGTATAATCAAAATTACTAAATTCTTTATTATCTAGTCGTGCCTTCCATACATTTATAGCTGAACTTGTTGTAGTGCTTCCAACTGCTGGAGTTGATCCGAAGTATTCTTTAACTATAACGTAAACCTCTCTATTATTTAAAGCATCAGCAGTAAATGTAGCCTGATTAATAGTAGGAATATCTAACATTGTTTTAACCACATCCGAAGCATCGTAATGGGAGTAGATACCAACTTCGGGATAAATCTGATGTGTACCAGTTAATGAACCACTTACATACAATTCTACTAGATAACTGAAATTAGCGTTAGCAGTATTATTACTAGAGAATCTCCAAACAATAGGATTGTCGGAAGGTGTGTATAATTGTGGACTTGAATGTATAGTTACTGCCATGGTGCTACTATTGTTAATTTAATTGATTCGCCTAATAATTTCTTTATTGGTTCTTCTAATACTTTTACTAATTTTTCGTTTATTACATCGTCGTAAAATGGTCGTGGTTTTTTTCCTTTACGAATAATACTGTTTTGAATTGCCCAAGCAAAAGAATCGTAATCATCAAAGTTAGATGGTAACGTAATACCTCGATCACTTTTCCACGCTAATATTGAATCGTGAAAACTTAATGTTTGTGTAGGTGCTGAACCCCAAGATGGTGAACCTTTGTGAACATCTGCTTCTGTTCCTCTACCATTAACACCATAATTAATATACTTCCAATAAAAATCCATTGAGATATTAACCTCAACTTCATTTCCATTAATTATTACATCGCTTGGTGTTATCCCTTGTGATAAGTTTCTACTTGCATTAATATCCCTCGCTTGAATAGACTGCTGTAAATCGTCTATAATAGCCTGATTTAGTTTAACAAGTAAATTACCTAACTGACTATTAGATTTACCGTTTAAAACGTCCTTTGCGTTCCCTACGTTTAACCCGTTTAATATGTCCGCTTCGTTTACTTTCACCTTCTTTTAATTAACGCTTTTTGCTCTAGTTGTTTCTTTTTAACTAAATGTGTTAAAAATTTAACTCTCGAATTAAATACAAAGATATTCATTTTTATAACATCATTCCACGTTATGTTGAATTCTTTTGATACTTCGTGTATTATTTCGTGCCACGCATATTGATTCGGCTTAGTTTCTTTACTATCTTTTGGCTCTCCATATAATTGTCTATTGATTCGACGTATTTCTTCAAAAAAAAACCTTTCAACTCAATGAAATCTATCATTTTAAAATGTTCTTTGAATAAATCGTGCCTACTTGACCGAGGATAAACTATATTATCGTTAACATCTAACTCTCCGTATGTTGTACCTTTAGGAATATAACAAGTAGTTGCGAGTAATATTGGATCTTTAGCAAAGTCTGAATGCTGGCAATCAATATGGAAGCCTATTGGTGCTTTATTCGGATCAACAAACACAAAGGTTTGCCCTTCAATAGTGATTTCTTTAGGTGCTTTACCTGACATTTTAAAGTCTGAAAACAAAGAAATACAATATGTGAACATAGCGTTAATATCATTTACATCAATTGTCATTAATTTGTTTACAGATACTAGGGTAATGTTCGCTAAGAATAAAACTTTCGTGTTTAAAGTGATGTTATCTTCTTTAAAACTTGCATCCTCGAATGCTTTTAAATGTGAAATTCTATAATCGTTTATTGTTTTGGGTAATTTAATATCAAAAGTTTTCATCTATTAATTTATTTTGCATGTTACAATTCTTACTTTGTTCCGTATGTATATTTATAGCGGTCTTCTGCTCTTTGATCCACCCTTGTGAATGTGGTAATAGCATAATGTTTTTAGATTGTTTCTTCGCTTCGATACTAAACACTATATCCGACATCTTCATAAAGTTACTTAAAATAATATCTTTAGGATTGAAATAGTTTGTATTGAATGCAGTTACACCCGTTCCAGCAATATCTATAAATTTAGTGTCGAATACGTTTCTAAATGCTGAATAACTTTCGTGTCCCGTGTAATAGTTCAATCCTTTACCTTTCAACTTCCTTCCGTGATAAGTTACTATACATTTATGTTTCTCTATTTCTTCAATAGTTCTTTGTACATAATCGGAAGGATAAACTATATCATCATCGCAACTGAAATAGTAAACATTGGATCGTAAAGCATAGAACTTACCTAAATCTGTGATGTCTTTGTTTATGTCGTTATCGTAAATTACAATTTCATCTGCTTGACCGTTTAAAGATTCAATTGTACGTTTTAATTGTTCCTCACGTCCTTTGAATGTTGCAATACCTACAACTATCTTTAATCTTGTGAACTTGTCTTTAATCGCTTGTATTTTTTGTTTCCTTTCTTCCTGATTCACTCCTTGACCTAAACTCTTCTGTGTTGAATGTCTACGATAGTTATAAAGTATAGCATCTGTATATCCTAACTTTAAACCATTGGCTAAACATCTTAAATTAAATTCGTATTCCTCAGCACACGTTAATGATTCATCGAATAAACCTACCTTATCAAATACAGATTTATGATACATTAAAGTTCCACCATGAATAACATTATTAAATAACATCTCGTTAAGTGATGGGTGCTTAATTCTAGGTGTTTGTTTCTCAATTAAATGTCCTTTAACGTTGTAAGATACACCGTGAATGAAATCATTACCTTGCATAGCCTTAACACTATCCTCGATTGAATTGGGTGTTAGATAATCATCTTCGCAAAGGTATTTAATATATTCCCCTTTCGCTCGTTTAATACCGTTATTAATATTAGTTGATACATTTACATTGTCATTCTGAATTAACAGTTCTATGTTCGTGTAAGTTTGATTATCTACACTTTCAATCGCTTGATTAAGATAACCCCTATCAACTGAGTAAGGTATTATTATTGTTACTAACGGTTGTAACATAGTAACCAAACTTTAGGAGTTAATTCTTCTCTGTGTGTATTATTCCAATCCTTAAACCTACTATCGAAATCTTCTAACTGTAATTTGAAAGTGTGAAACTGATCCACTTCAATATCTATTCCAGTTAAGATAATAACATTCTTTTGTGCTATCTTCTTAATGTTTTCAATTGCCTTATCAAAATCTAAACAATTATCTAGAACCGCCATGCAACAAACAGTGTCCACTTCGATACCTTCAATAGTTTCAATGTTGCCTTTTAATGTTGGCACTAATTTAATTGGGAAAGCATCTAAACCGATATACTCAATATGTTCAGGTATTTGAGTTTTCAAGAATTGTGATCCGCATCCAACATCCAATATACTTTCACCATAACCACACTTCATCAAATGCAGTTTATAATCTCTCAATACATTCGGAGCAGTTCTATTATCATCAACGTGTCCTCTTTGTAATTGTCTTTCTCTAAGGTTCTCTGTTGCCTTTACCCAATCTTTTTTTAGTACTTTCATTTTATTAATTCTAATATTCGTTTACCAGTTGATTCGATTGAATGATTGTTTCTAAACTCAGTATCAAAGTGTTCTACTAATTCATTCACTTGTTCAATACTAAATTCTTTTAATTGTTCTAATGTTTCCGTGAATTCATCTTTAGTATTACATATTTGAAACGGTGAAAGTCCGTAAGTATTATGGTAAATAGTACCGTTCAAATCGTTAGTAATTACCAAACATCCTAAACCAGTTGCTTCAAATGCAGTAACTCCGAAACATCCGTATTCTTTACCGTTTAACTCAGGTTTAAATAACTCAACATATATATGACATTCAGCAATTCTTTTAAGGTTTTCTGAATGTGGTATTATATTAGTATCTATTCTTATCTCAAAATCGTTTTTAAATGGTTCTAACATCGTTTTAATCTCATCAGTGCCTTTGACTTCACTATTGCTTGGATAGTGTCCTACGATTAACTTTCCACCTTTTCGCTTTTCAGTTGGTTCTAAATCTGTGTGCGGTGCTAAATAGTGTATAGGTTTGTCGCATAGGTTAATAAACTCAGTTTGATCTGTAATTACTACATCAGCATCTTTGAATAGTTGATTAAATTTGTCAGGTTCTGCTCTGTATCTACTCCCTGAATGATATACTACTAACTTTCTTTTGAAATTACCAATATTCACCAAATTTAAAATGGTTGGGCAACTATGAAATATCTGAATAATATCAAATTTATTAACCATTGATATTATTTCCTCTCTCGTTATAACCTCGCTTTGTGAATCGTACCCAAACGGGTGAGTATTTAAAACGTAATCAAAACAATCAACACCAATTGAACGTAAAGCATTCGCATTGTTATGCGACATATTTGCATAATCATTACTCGCTAGATTAAGCACTCTATAATTAGCCACCATATAATAACACTTAAAAATAATATTGTTAATTTAATTGACATTGTATTTATTATTTAACAACATACAAGTACAAGATCGTGAAGATTTAGTTACTCCGTTTATCATTATACTTGACGTTTGATTCTCACTCCATTGATACATCGTCTGTGTATTAGTGTATGAACCTTGATTGGATGTTATGCGAATACTGTCGCCAGTTTTTACATCATAACCTTCTTGGCTATCTACTTCCTTACCATTTATAAAACACCTCATATAAGGATAGTCTTTACCACTTATTTTAAATGATGCAGTATAATGGTTTACTACATTGTTTGTAGTTGTTGGTTTAATGTCTTGTTTCTGACAACCAAAAAATAATGCTGATAATATAAATAGTTTTTTCATGTCGCAAATATAGTAATTTAATAATCAGCCACAACATATCGACCTGAATATTTATCTTTAGTTGTAAAGTAATATCTTATCCCATCGATTGCATGATTCCAGTTATCGATAGGTCTATTAAGTTTTCTACCATCTTTATCAACTGCCCACTTATAACGATCTAACTCTTTAATTAAATTAGTACTTCTTTTCGTCACTGAGAATTTAACACCTTGCATCTTCTGAATACCATTCATAATCGAATCGCTACCCTTTTCAGCACCTTGCACTCTCATTCCTAAGTTCTTCAATTCCTGAATTGATTTAGGCTCTGAACTATCAAAGAAAGTGTAAACTGTGTTGTCTAAGTTTAAAGATTTAAACGTGTTCCATATCTGTGGGTTTGTTAAGTCTGTTTGATATAACACTTCATCAAAGATATATCCACCGTTATAAGTGTAAATGTCTGTTAATGTTGTTGGATCGTTAGTGTAACCAAAATCCCCACCTCTACCAACTAAACGAGCTTCTTTAGGTATAGAATCTATTTTATCCCAACTTTCAAAAACAACACCTTGTAAAGCACCAACTTGTCCCAATCCATAAACTCTCCAAAGATTTGCGTAGTATTCATTTTTGATTGATCCATCTTCATTGTAGCCTTTAGATTTATAACGAAGTATATCGTTTCGTTCGTTAATGTCTAGGAGTTCATTGTCTACAAAAGTTAATTCTAAATAACTTACATCATCATCAGGAAGTACATCTGTATGAATGAAAAATTCACAGTCAGGATTGTAATCGGCATATACTTGCTTTGCCCTACTTGCTACTTGTCTATAACTTTCAAAATCACATTTGTTTACCTCATTGAAATATGCAACATCGGATCGCAAACCTTTACCAACATCCGACTTATCTAAACCTAAAAATTTAATGAATGAACCGTTAGGAAATCTGTATAAAGTACCAGCTATAAAATTGCGATCATCATATAACCCAGCCAACTTCATAACCTTTACAAAGTCTTTAATGACAGTTAATCTCATCTTAGTTAACTCTGCTGAAATAATTAATATCTCTTTGTCAGGTTTACTTGATGCGTGATTAATCAGGAGAATAAGAATGGATATTGTTTTACCAGCTCCTTGCCCTCCCTGAATTACTTTAACACGTTTTTTAAGACTTGCTATTTTCCGTAAACTTGTTGTCTGCTGAATCATCTAATGGATCTAGATTTAAAATACTTACAGAAGTAGTTACTGTTGTTTCAGTTGTTTCTTTTAAATTATTTAATCGTTGTGTTATGCTTGGATTGTACTGTCCTACCATTCCACCTTCTATTTGATCTCGTCTAATTGATTGCTTTATACGTGAACAGATAGCGACATAATCACTATATCTTTCATCTTTATTTGAAAAGTAATGGCTTAATTCTGAATTAAAACCTTTATCAAAACAATGACATTCAAAACCTTCCATTGTCAAAGGTCTTTCAAGTAGTTCGTATTCAGAAGATCCATCTTTACCTACAAAAACGTGTTTCTTCCTAGGATTACTTTTCGTTTCTATTTTATATTCTTCAAATAAATCAAGAAGTATATCAGGAGTTTCTATATACTTTTTTCTACCCATTAATCAATTCAATTAAAAGTTGTCTACTTGCATTGTGTGGAATAGCGATTGCTCGTTCTTTCAACAATGCCTTAAGTTTTTTCACGTTGTAATTATCAACTGGATTTGAAGCATAAACTATCTCAGTTTTTAACACCTCTTTAACTTCCTTAGTTTCGTAATAGTTAATGAAGTTTCTAATAATATTACAAGCTAAAATAAAACAGTTAGAACAGTTTAAAGATAACACCTTTCCAGTGATCGCTTGGTAGATTGTCTGTAAATGAATTCGTTCATCCTTATCCCATTTTACATAGTTAGAAAGTATCTTATCTCTAAGTACTTCTAGTGATTGTTTGCCTTGAATGTTTAATTCCATATCTTGTCGTAAATTGTAGCTAATATAAAAGTAGCTAGTGAATAAATAATATTTTCGTGTGTAAAGAATAAAGTAATTATTGAAGTCCAAAATGTAAAACAAGGAAAGCAATCTATTAACTTTATACTTTTAAATTGATCTAACTTTAATACAGATTTTATTCTGTAAGATAGTGATAATTCTCTTAATAAAACTAAACTAGTAAAAAATGATATTATAATTGTGTTCATAAATTCAAAATTATTTTCTTATTCTTCATTGCTTCGATCACAGATTTAAAATCGTATCTAATAAAAGCCAGTTCAACATAGTTAGGAAACGTAACGATTCTATGCCCTACTTTAATCGTAGGAAGTGGACTAACCAATCTACCATCAACAAAAACTGCTTCTGGTATGTACTTCTTAACTTTACTTTCTCTTAGTTCTTGCTTTAATGTTATCATAGTTTTCGTATAAAGCCTTTAAGCATAGATTATCTTCTGTTTTGTTTTCATCGAATAGTCTAACTGTTCTGTGCATATCTTGTAAATAACCTATGGGAGAATTAACTCCCTTTTGGTTTGATAAAGATAACAATTTTTCTTTATAATTTATACTTAACTTTGTAACCATTGTTTCTCAAGTATTCTACCATTTCACTTTCAGCAAAATCATTTAAAGATGTTTTAATAGTTTTCAACTTTTGGATGTAAAGTAAACTATCCATTAATTCCTCAGACAAATGTTGGTAAAAGTCATCTGTATTATTTTCTGCTAAAGTAGTACCGTACTTTTCAATTCCTACTTTTGACCGTTCCTGAAAACTATCAACAACTTGTTGTACTATTGGGTCTTCTTTCATATTTCCTTTTATATCTAATGTCGATGTACTCCAGTAATCAATTGCACCTACTTTGTTGAATTCATCTCCAACTAACACGAATCCTTTAGTAATATGCTTATCCATATAATTAACTTGGATTATTAAATCAGTCGTTTTTGATTTCGCTATTATATTTTTCATTGAGGTAAATTTGAATCATGTGTTCTATTGGATGACAAACGTATTTCTCCCCGTTTTCTCTAAACCAAAGAAAAAACTCGAATAATTTTAAAGCTTTGTGATCTTCCATGCCGATAAACTATTAAAATACTTCTCCTCACCTTGTGGATTCACCCAACATTTGCCCGATAAATTGACCTCAACTTCCAACATATCCCCAATATTAATATCATTGATCAATGTAACTTTATCTTTCGTCAACTGTATTAAGATGTCATTCGAGAATGCACCATCTACAACAGTTAATACGAATTCACGTTTTGAGAAACTTTCTGATACTATTTGAGTATCTTTTTTTACTTTTAATGATCCTGTAATTGTCATAACTTTTTAGTTTAATTTTCCGTAAATATAGTTAATTATCTTTATACTGTTTCAATTATTCCGTATTTTTCTACTTTTGTTTTTTCTGAATGACAAGTTTTGCAAATCGCTTGTAAATTGTCAACTGTATTTTTACCACCATTAGCAATAGGTATAATATGGTCTACGTCAAATTCTCTATTATCATTTAATTCAATTTCACAAATATTACAATTATAAGATTGACTTGAAGCAATTGCTGAACGTTCCATTTCTGAAAAAGAATATCTATTTGAATTATCTTTAAAATTAGAATGTTTATCTACAAAAATTATTCTTCCATTTGCTCTTGACATTGCTACATACATTAATTGATTAACGTCTTGAGGATATCTATTTGCATAATCATAAATTGGAATTATAACATCATTATAAGTACTTCCTTGACTTTTATGTGAAGTAATAGCAAAAGGCTTTTTAAGTGTCGCAAAACCTAGTTTTAAATCATTATACTTTGTATTTAATTCTGCTATTTGCTTTTGAAGTACAAATTTATATTTATTACCTTCATTTAACTTTTCAATCTCTTTTTTTATTTTTCCAACTACTTTATCAATTCTGTATTTAATAGGGTACAAAGTATTTTGATAACCATTACCAACATAAATAATAACACTAACTCCACTTTCTTTTTTAACTAATATTTTTTTATAATTAAATTTAGCAATTTCATTTGTGTATATTTCTTTTTCTTCTTCAACAAAATTTTCAATATCAATTATCTCAACTGTTTCTGAAGTATAAAACTTTTCGTTTTCTCTTGAATAAAAACCATCAAAAAAAACAATATCCCCTATATTTAATTCATTTACTTTATATCCTAAATTATTTGATTTTGTAGAGCCTATTAACCAGTTAAAAGAAAGACAAGTTAAATTTTTAAAGCATACCGCTATTGGATTTTGTCCTTTAATTATTTGCCTGAGTTCTTTTGAATTATTATTATAAAAAAGAATGTCATTATCATTTTTAT